TCCAAGACCCACCGGACCGGTTCAGGCGCTAATCCTTCAGCGGTCCTTTCGTCTTCACGGATGCCGCCCAGGGTCTTTTCAGTTTCGAATATAGCAACCCAATATCCGCCGGCGTATTGGGCGGGCATGGCACGTCCCGCGGCGCTTGCGTTTTTAATGGCCAGGGCAACCGCCTTTTGTTGTTCAACACGAAGACCGACGATTACCCCGACCCCGACCGCGGGTACGGCGGTCGCCAAGGCTAGGGTAAGCTTTTCGTGAATCTTCGGGACCAGGTTGTTTTTAATAAGTAAGACATTTTCGCGGATTTGTTCTTCGGCCATTCCCAGGACCGCGGGAAGTTCAGCGCGGGAACCGGCGGCTGATTTGACGGCGGACTGGATTCCCTTCGTTTGAATTTCAACCAAGTGTTCTTCCAGCTTCGGAACTTGGGCGTCAATATAGGCTTGAAGTTCGGGTATCGTCGCCCCTCTCTTTGCCAGCCTGGATAACTCACGTTTCACGCCCGCGGCCCATTCGTCATAGACACGGACCAGCTTCCTTTGCTGGCGGTTTGTTTGTTGTTCCCAATCCCCCGAACCGATACGCTGTTTCTGACCCGCCTTTGGACGGGCGACGAATCGTTTCATTGCTTCCCCTTTTCAAAACCCAAACAACGGCCGTCAGCATCTAGGTGAATGTTCATACACGCGCAACGGCCGGTGTCCTTAATGTTCCATTTACAGTCGTCATTATCACAAGTCAACGATAACTTCCCCAATTCGCAACCGTCTTTGCGCCAATGGGGACAATGTTTCGCCTGGCAAATCCAGCGGCCGTCCTTCTTTTCCCAGGTACAGGCCATCATTCCTTCTTCCCGTACGCAACGAATACCTTGTGGCATTCCCCGAATTCGTCGAAGTCTTCTTCCTGGTCCGTATATAGGTCCTGAATGGTCAAGCCCGACGCCTTCATTAAGGCGATAAATTCTTCCAATGTCGCGGTCGTATCGAGTTCACCCGAAACCTTTTGAGTGTTGGAATATATGTAAACGAAGGCCAGTCCGCCCTTCTTCAATACCCTGGAAAGTTCCTTGAAGCTTCGTTTGATATTCGTCGAGTGAAGAACGGATAAGGTATAAACCGCGTCGAAGCTTTCATTGGCGAAAGGTAACGCTTCAGCGTTGGCCGTCCTGAAATCAACCTGGACCCCGACTTCCTTCGCGTTAGCTTTGGCGATTTCGACGGCCTTCGGAACCACGTCAACGCCCGTTACCTTGAAATTCGCTTCCGCGAAGAATATCGAATCGCGGCCATTGCCACAACCGATTTCCAGGACCGACTTCGAATTGGCCGCCTTCAGTCTTTTGACGAAATCCTGAGCGAAGGCGGACGGGGTCTTATCGGTCGCCCAATGGGGCAAGTCCCCTTCGTAAGCTTTGCCCCAATCTTCAGGCGACATCGTTTTGAATGTCTTATCCTTAATGTTCCTTATCAATTCGGACAAATTACGTTCCAAACGGTTAATCCGTTTACTGGCTTCCTTCACCCCTTCTTCAGGTTTATCAAATAATCCTGGCATTGGCGGTTGTTCAACATCACGCGGGGCGCCCCGTTCTTCTTCCGGAAGTTCGGGAAGGTCCGCAATTTGGCGTAAGTGGTCTTCGTCAAGGTCGGTCGGCGTGAATATGCCAGCGCCTTTCGCTGTGTTCAATGCTGTGATAAGCGCGTTCAGGTCAATTTTGCCTGGTTTTTCCCAAACGATTGTCGGGTACCCCGATATTCCGACCCAGGCATTGAATCGGAATATGTACGGGACCAGTTGAAGGTTCCAAGTTTCCAGAAGGTACCGTTGGACCGCTTCCAGGCCCAGGGTGAAAAAGTCCTGGGAACCCTTGACAAGGGCCTGGGTCCCGACAGCCCCCATTCCCAGGATAAGGAATTGCGCGAAGAAGCGCATAAGTGTTACTTTATGCCAGCGGTCAATGACCTGGTTGACGTCGTATATCTTCGACCCGCCGCCATAAGCTTGAATGTCAACGCCAGGCGGGGCGATAAGATAAACTTCTTCGTCCCTTCGAAGGCCCTTCAGCGCCTTCTTCAAGTCTTCCAGGTCGGCGTCTTCGAAGTTTTCGTCGGTCAGCTTGGCATAAGGCATCCCGCCGACGTCGCGTTCGATACCGATTCCTTCCAGGTCTTCCAGGTTCCGCGCGAACTTGTAAGGCCGATATAGAGCCCGCAATATCGAATGGCCCTGGGGATTCCCCTTCCGGCCGCGGTACCTGAAATGTAAGCACTTCGCCAGCGGTATGTCGAACGTCCTCCCTGAATTCGGGTCGTCCTGAATGAAGGAAACCAGCTTGTCCTGTTCAGCCGCGTCATATTCCCAACGGTTCAAACTTTCCTGGCCGCGCGGGTCAATGTTCTTCAACCAAAGGCGGCCGTCGGCCCTTTTGTCTAGGACGATTTCCCCCAGGGCGAACCCGAAGTCCAGGCATTCCAGGGCGTCTTCAGCATGGGAAATCCAGGTCTGATTATCCATGTTATTCATTACTTCCCATAACCATTCGGCCGCGGCTTCGTCGTTCGGGGATCCGCCAGGGGCGGGTTCAACGTCAAAGGAAGCGGCCTGAAGCGGAAGTTTAATGGCGTCAGTCAGGGCGCCGATAATCGGGTCGTCCCTCATTTCCAAGTATAGTTTCACTTCAGTTGACCAGTTTTTGATTGCGTTCAAGTATTCTTCACGAATGCGGCCCCCGATATGCTTCAAGCCGGTGACGCCGATTATGGTCCGGACATTGCCGCCTTCGTTTTGGTGATTACGCGAACGCCGCCCTTCGGCTAGGCGGCGTTTCTGACTTCGTTTGGAATTTGGGTCCGGCGGTGTATAACCTCTATTTTGAACCATTGCGATTCCCCCTTCGGTTATTTCGGGCCTTTCAAAAGTTTAATGCTATCCCCCCGAAAGTGTCAAGTTGATATAATCGGGGAAGCTATTCAGGAATGATTACCTATCATTAAGAAAACTTTCAGTAACCTTCTGCGCGATAGTAATGACTCCACAATCATTCTGCGGCATTATTGATACTGCGACCCAAACTTCAATTATCTTTAATCCTGGGACGTGGGGCAGCCACGGCGCATTAAATAACAGGATACCCCCAACTTTAAGAATTCGACGCAATTCATATATCAGTTTCATTCGGACGTGCCTGGCAATTCCCCAGGGCGGGTCACAAATAACAGTATCAGCTATCCCTGTTTTAATGGGCAAATTATACATATCGCCTTTAACCATGGCCGGCATAAATTGGTCAATCGTTAAATCGCCCAGGTCTGAAGAACCTGAACAAACGTGAATCGTAAAGCCTTGTGCCTTTTCTGCTAAAAAAGTCTCGACTTCGCCAGGCCAGGCCCATGATTTAATAAAATTCCGCCGACCTATTCTACGGTTCTTATGAGGGTCTTTTATTTCCATTATTCATTCACGCCAGCGGGACTTCTTCGTTTCGATTTCGACCCCCTGGCGCCGTCCCTTCAACCGCGGCTTCAGGAACCGCAAGCCGTAGACCAGGACGTCCACAATATCGTCATGGGCGCCGGCGGGGAAGTCCCCGACTTCCTTCAAGAAATCAGCCAACCAGGGCGCATGACGCGGGATAAGGACCTGGCCCGCTTCCATGACGCCGGTTACAGTATGGGCCCGCGTAACCTTGTCGTCAACGGCGCCAATCGCCCGAATCGGGACCTTTGTATCCCGCCGAAGTTGCTGGATAAGCGATATTCCGGACGATTTGTCTTCAATGACGACGCGGTCCGGTTCCCATTTATCATATTGCGCTTCGGCCGCCCGATTCAGGTCCGGAAAGGTAAGCCTGGCAACGTACAGGTCCAGAAGATAGTACCGGCGCGGGTTGTTCGCCTGGCCGATTGTTAGACACGCCGACCGGTCATGCCGTTGCTTTTCCTTGTGGGCTGTATCCCATATCTGGACTATACAGGAAAAGGTATTCGGAAGGTCTTCGTCTTCGTACGACTTGAACCAAGCCGTTTTGATAATGCCGCCGCCTTCAGGTTGCGGCTTCCCGCGGTATTGCGCGGTCCACCAAAAGGGACCGGCGGCGACCCGAAGCTTCTTCAGCGCTGTTTCGTCGTATCGAGTGGGCCAAAGGGCTTCCCCTAGTTTCCGCCCCAGGATGTCGCCTTGTTCGGCTAGGGCTGGAAGGTTGATTACTTCCCAAGCGTCCGGTTCGACGTCTTCTTCTTCCAGGGCCAGTTCTTCTTCGCCTTCAGGCGGGTTCCCCAATAAGGCGCCCGCCAGGTCTTGTTCATGCCAGCGGGTCATAATCAGGATAATGGACCCGCCAGGTTGAAGCCTGGGCCGGACGACGGACCGGTACCAGTTCCAGTTCCGGCGCCGGTACACGGCGGAAAGGGCTTCAGCGTCGTTTTTAATCGGGTCGTCAATAACTATCAGGTCGAAGCCCCGACCCGTGAAGGGACCGCCGATACCAGCAACAGTCATTCCGCCGCCGTATCCCCGAAGGTTCCAGCGACCCTTCGCCTTTGTATCCTGGCGAAGTTGAAGGCCCAATTCTTCCCCGTTTTCGTTAATTGTGTCCTTTGCCTTGCCGCCCCATTCCGAAGCGAAGCTCATTTCATAAGACGCCAGGCCGACCTTCTTCCAGGGAAACTTCTTCAGGAACCAAACCGGCGTATAATGGGATACCAGTTCGGACTTGCCATGTTGGGGCGGGATAGTGATTACCAGGAACAAGGACCGTTCCGCGCATTCGACGATTTTATCGGCCAGGAAGTCAATATGTCGGACCCGTTCGTAAGCCCCGTTCGATAAGTGGTTACCCAGGGTTGCCGGCGTCCTGGGCCAGTTGGTCACGTCTTCGACTTGCCTTATCTCGACCGCAGTCGCGGCGTCCTTGAATAGGTACGGCGTCTTCGTTATCATTTACCTACTCCTATCATAACGAGCTGAATACTACTCCATACCCTTCTCCTTTCAGCGTATATTATCCGATATATT